CGTGCAGCCGTTGACGCTGCAGAAGCCTCTGGGCGGAAAGGGGACGCCGCAGCCCCCGGTGCTGGGAGTGCCCATCCTCTGGAATGCCCGGTACAAGCTGGGCTGGGGCGAGACCTGCGCCGCCGCAGGGGGCTTGGGGCGGCATCTTGTGATGGAGCCGATCCGGGCGGGGGAGATCGCCCTGTGCGTGGTGTGTGAGCGGGACATTTCCGGCGCCCGGCGCGGGCGGTCCGAAACGCCGCCGGCAGGGCATCACGAAATCAAGGACAGCGTGGTGGCGGGGGTGATCGTATGAAGGGCTTTGCGTTGGACCACGGCGGTGATTTGGAGCTGCGCGGCGGACGGATCCGAATGATAGAGGGGAACGAGCTGCTCCGGCAGACCTGCGAATGCGTCTTGGGGACAAACCGGGGCGAATGGGCGGGGAACCCCGAGGAGGGCATCGACCGAAGGGCCCTGCTGACAGGGAAGCATCCGGACGGGGAAACGCTGCGGGGAGAGCTTTTGGCAGGGCTGCAGCAGGTGGATGAGAGCTTTTCTCTGGAGAGTTTTTCCTGTGAGATGACCTCGGAGCGGAGGCTGCTGCTCACCTTCAGCGCCCGCAGCGGAAGCGGGGAGGCAGTGACGGGCAGCAGGATGGTATAAAGGGGGAACGTATGGCGGCATTGACGGAAAAAGGATTTCAGCGGCCCCTGTATGAAGAGCTGCTGGCAAAACGGGTGGAACGGGCAAGGGCTCTGTTTGGGGCGGATATTGAGACGGACGAGAAAACGCCCTTCGGGAAATATATCCGGCTTGAGGTGGAAAACCTGGCGCAGGCTTATGAAGAACTGGAACGGATTTACTATGCGATCTTCCCCAACACCGCAACGGGGTCCAGTTTGCAGCGCCTCGTCATAGAAGCGGGGCTCAACGGGAGGAACCCGGCGACACGGGCGGTTCACCGGGTTTTGCTCACAGGGCTTCCGGGATACGCTGTCCCTGCGGGCTTTCTGGCGGCGACGGAAGATGGTCTGGAATTCCACACGGAGCAGGATACCGTTCTGGGGGATGACGGCACGGCGGAAGCGCTGTTCTACGCTAACGAACCCGGTGAAAGCGGGAATGTGCCTGCAGGCTCTCTTGTCAGGATTGTGGAGGCTGATGCCCGCGTGACCGGGCTGCGCCATTTGGGCATAGAGGAATCCGGAAAGGACGAGGAGACGGATCCGGAACTCCGGACCAGGTACCGCCAGGCCAGGTCCGGCACGGGCAGTTCCACCGCCGATGCGATCCGGGCGGCGGTTCTCCGGGTTTCCGGAGTCCGCGCCTGCACGGTGATGGAAAACGACGGGGAGGAGACCGATGCGGCTGGACGTCCTCCGGGCTCCTTTGAATGCGCCGTGTTTGCCCCGTCGGAACTTGACGCGCAGATTGCCCAGGCGATTTTCCGCAGGAAGCCGGCCGGCATTAAGGCCTGGGGAAGTGTGGGCGTTGAGGTGAAGGATGAAAGCGGCACGCCCCATCTTATCCGGTTTTCCCATGTACTGGACAAGATCCTGTACGCAAAGGTCAGAATCGCTGTGGACGATTCCTTCCCTAAAGGAGGAAGCGACCAGGTGAAAGCGGAAATTTCCGCCTGTCTGGACAAGCTTTCCAACGGAGCGGATGTGATCCTGTCCAGGCTGTACGGTCCGGTGCTCTCCGTGCCCGGGGTCTGTGACGTGGTGAGCTTGGAGCTCTCTGCGGACGGGGAGACGTTTTCCGCCGCAAACATCTCCTGTACGGCAATGGAGGCGGCTACAATTCCCCCGGAGCATGTGACGGTGGAGGTGGAAACCTATGAAGACCAGTGACCTGGTAAGGAAGCTGCCCGACGTATACCGGAAGGATCCAAAGAGCAACAACTACAAGCTGCTGCAGCTTTCAGCGGAAGCTCTGGAGGAGCTGCGGGAGGCTGCCGCCCTGACGGAGGAGAGCCAGGATATCCGCACGGCGATTGGAAAAACCCTGGACCTGCACGGAGAAAAGGTGGGCCAGCCGCGGGGAAGCGCGGACGACGCCAGATACCGGGTGCTGCTGTATCATAAAATGGCCCGGGACCGGGGGGACGGCACTCAGCCGGACATTTCTGTGGCGCTGCAGAACATCATGGAATGCGGACCGGGGGAGTTCACGATCCGCGACAGGGAGGACCGGGACAGACGGGTGAGGATGCGGGTCGCCGGCACGCAGGTTCTGGAACAGTCTCCGGCTTCCAAAGCGGAGATCAAGGCCATATTGGACCAGCTTTTGCCGGCGGGAGTCTCCTTTTCCTTTCAGATTCCCTATTTGTCGGAATTCCTGCTTGAGCAGAGCCTTGCGCCCGTTCTGTTTACCATAAGGGCGGGCGTGGATTTTTGGGCGTTGAAGCCGGTACCCCTGGACGGCAGCAGGCTTCTGGACGGAAGCTGGAAGCCGGGTTTCTGGAGGTTCGGCCTCTTCCTTCCCCATGCGTTCCGGCTGCGGTGGGCATGCAGGCTCCCGGTGCGGTCCGGCGCTTCCGTCACCATGCATTCTCCTGTCTGGAGGCTGGACGGGACCTATCTGCTGGATGGCACAAAACGGCTGCGTGCGGGACAGACAAAAAAGGAGGATTTTTAAATGGAAAGTGAAAACAATGTGATCTGCCTGGAGCTGCGCAGACGCCTCTGCGGGCTGCTCAGCGGATCGCTGCAGGCACTCTCCCCTGTCCGGTATATTGCACTGGGAACCGGAGGGCAGGACGAAGCGGGGAACCCCCTAATCCCCTCTGAAACGCAGGCATCCCTCCACAACGAGGTGGGACGCTACCCGGTTGCGGAACCGGCCTATCCGGATGAGACCACGGCGCGGTTCAGCATCGTGGTCCCGGAGGGAGAACTGGCCGGCATGGGCCTGAATGAAATGGCGCTGGTGTCCGGGGACGGCGCCCTCTATATGCTGAGGAACACCTTGCCGAAGTTCAAAGAGGAAGACGAAGAGTTTGAATTCGTCTTTGACTGCAAGCTATAGGAACAGGGGGAACGGAAGGATGCCAGAGAGTTATTACAACCCGGCGCAATCGCCGGAATATACGGTACAAATCCGCAGGCTGCAGAACAGCGATCCCGGCAACGCGGAGGAGGTATTCAACCCGCTGTTCCAGAAGCTGGTGGACAATATCCATGCAAATCATCTATACAAGGCGGACCTTGTAAACGGGAAAGTGCCGGAGGCGCAGCTGCCGGACATGGATTACATCGGCAGGGGAGAAAAAGGCGAGGCGAACGGCGTGGCCCCCCTGGGGGCGGACGGGAAGGTGCCGGATACATACCTCAATGCCCAAGGTGGGCTAGTTGCGCAGGAAGCAGCGCCGGAGAATGTGAAGCTCGGGTGGATTGACACAGGGAATGGGAACATTTTGAAGTTTTATAACGGAACGGATTGGATTGCCGTGAACGCGGTCTGGGGGTGAGAAAATGCTGACAATACAACAGATCGCGGAATTGAAGCAAGCGGTGAAAACGGAGATGGCAAGGCGCTCCGGAAACGGGAGCCTCGCTTCCTTTTCCGGGGCGGACTGGGAGTTTACGATCCAGCCGGAATCCGGGGGCCGGGTGCTGGCGGAGCACGGGAAAAAGGTGATTAATCCCCTGTTGGAGGTTGCGGACATTCCCGGCCTTTTGCTGGTGGAGGGGATTACGCCGGGGGGAGAAACGCCTTCCGGTGCGGGGGACCCCATCCCTGCCGCCTTTGACGGGGCCTTGTTGGACAAGGTTGCGAACTATGGCACGGAAGGCATGACGGCCTCCTCCAGCTCCTGCCGGGGGGCCTGCTCGGGGCTTTGCGCCGCCACCTGCACCAGCACCTGCAGCGGGTGCAGAGGATCCAGTGGAAGCAGCGGCTGCGGAGGCTGCTCTGCAAGCTGCGGCAGTTACTGCAGTTCCGGATGTACAGGCTGTAATGGCTGTTCCGGGTGCTCCTCCGGATGTGCCTCCTGCAGTAGCGGGTGCACCAACGCCTGCAGTGGCTGCACGGGAAGCTGCACGGGTTGTAAGGGCTGCAGCAACGGCTGCGGCGGTGGATGCACCACAGCCTGTCTGGGCAGCTGCACAGGCTGTCATGTGGGCTGCGTGGGCTGTACCGGCTGCGGAGGCTGCAGCGGGGACTGCAACACAGGTTGCAGCGCCGGGTGCAAGGGCTGCGGAGGCTGCTCCGGGTGCGGGGGTTCTTGCTCTGGAGGCTGCGGCAGCGGCTGCTCTGGTTGTTCCAACACCTGCAGCGGCTGCGGGGGAAGTTGCTCCGGAGGGTGTTCCGCCAGCTGTGGGGGCTGCTCGGGCTGTTCGGGCTGCGGGGGCTGTTCCGGATGCTCCGGATGTTCTTCCGGGTGCTCCGGACAGTGCAAGGCCTCCTGCTCCACCGCCTGCACGGCCACCTGCACGGGGACCTGCGCGGCCCAGTGCTACGGTTCAGCTACCAGCACATAAGGGTTTGCAAGCAGAGGAGGCTTCTCCCCTGCTGTTTTTATTTTAAAAACCGTTTTGACCTATACAAAATATAACAGAAAGAGGACATGCAACATGAAGACGTTTATGGTGAAGGAAAGAGAACTGATCGACTACATCGAAAGCCTGGGGTTTGAGGTGGAGGCAAGGCGGGCTTTGATTGAGGCCATGCTGCGCCAGGGGGCGGACATCACCGGGGAGAGCTTCCGGAAGTACCACGACGAGTACCGGGAGTTCTTTGTGCAGTTCGAGGCGGCGAAAAAGGAATTCGAGCAGAAATTTGTGCTGCCCCGGGCAAAGGAAGGGCTTTTAAACTGGACGCTGGACTACCAGACCGGAGAGGTGGCGCTGTCCCAGGGGGAAGGGGCATGACCCGCCGGACGGAGCAGTTCCAGGACAGGCTTGCCCGGCTGTTTCCTGTCAACCAGTCGTCTGGAGGAGGCGTCTCCAAACGGGGCGTCCTCACCCGCACCGTGACCTTTGCCGTGACGGACGCCTGTTCTCTGCGGTGTACCTACTGCTACCAGGGTGTGAAAGCAAATCACGTGATGCGATTTGAAACGGCAAAAAAATTCATTGACCTAATCCTCTCGGACAACGAGTACATCAATCCGGAACTTTCCCCAGGGGTTATCATTGAGTTCATCGGCGGGGAGCCGCTGTTGGAAATCGAACTCATTGACCAGATTACCGATTACTTCATCGGGGAATTGATCCGGCTGCAGCATCCCTGGGCTACACGATTTTGTATCTCCATTTGTTCCAACGGGACTCATTATTTCCAACCAAAAGTACAGGAATATCTGAAAAAGCATATGTCCCATCTCTCCTTTTCTATTTCTATCGACGGCAACAAGGAACTCCATGACGCTTGCCGGGTATTTCCTGACGGCCGGGGCAGCTACGACCTGGCCATGAAGGGCGTGCGGCATTTTGTGGACGTGCTGGGCGGGACGATGGGCTCCAAAATGACCCTCTGCCCCCAAAACGTGGAGCACAGCTTTGAGGCGGTGAAGTCCCTGCTGGAAAACGGATACCGGGAGATCAATTTAAACTGCGTCTACGAAGAAGGCTGGGAACTTTCCCACGCCCGCATCCTCTATGGACAGCTCAAGCACCTTTCGGAGTATGTGTTGGAACATGGGCTGGAAAAGGAAGCTTACATTTCCATGTTTGAGGAAAACTTTTTCCACCCGAAGGATCCCAAAGATTTACAAAATTGGTGCGGGGGCACCGGGGACATGATTTCCGTGGACTACACCGGGAACATTTACCCTTGTATCAGGTACATGCCAAATTCCCTGGGAGAGGGGATTAAGCCCCTTACCGTTGGGCATGTGGACACGGGGATTCTGCGTTCGGAGGAACACAAAAACTGCGCCCACTGTTTACAGTGTATCGACCGGCGCACCCAGAGCACCGACGAATGCTTTTCCTGCCCCATTGCGGAGGGCTGCTCCTGGTGCTCGGCCTATAATTACCAGATTTTCGGCACGCCGGACAGGCGTGCTACTTTTATTTGTGTGATGCACAAAGCCAGGGCTCTGGCAAACGCCTACCACTGGAACCGAATATACCGGGCGGAGGATTCCCGGAAGCGGCACAAAATTTATATTCCGAAAGACTGGGCGCTTGAAATTATCGACGAAACAGAATGGAACATGCTGAAAGAATTGGAGGAAGTTTAATGTTTACTGTCACTTTGAAAAATGGTACGTCCTTTGCGGCCACCTCGGTGCAGGAGAGCTATAATTTGGCGAATTTGTTCAGTGCCAGTCCCTGGAGGCTGTCCATTGAGGACAGCGGATCCCAGAATGGGCTGGACAGTTACAGGGAACTGCTGGAGGCCCCCGGGGCTTTGGAAACCTTGACCGTTTCCTGCGGGGGTGAGGAATGCGCTGTTTACACAGGGTACACCAGCATCACTGATATAGCCCAGCGGCTCTTGGTGGACGGGAAGAAAAACCTGACTGTCACTTTGGAGAGACAGCCGGAGAACCCGGAGGGGGCCGGTGGTGTATGACCTTTCAGGGCACGAATATGTCGATGGCGCAGGGGGGACAGCGAGTGTAAAAAATAGGTGAATTTTTATGGAAAGGGGATATTCATGAAACGGAAAGATTATCAGCTTGCGGATTTTCCGGAATACACGGAGAAAATCCCTGCCCTTCTGGATTCAGATCCTGCCTCTGCGTCTAGAACATTCAATCCGCTGTTCACGGCAATTCTCAACAACATCAAGGCGGTTCGGCTGCTGCAGGACCAGAGCGCCGAAGGAAAAACGATTCTGAGTGCGGCAGTCCGGGAGGATGGTCACCTTGTTCTGACGATGGCAAGTGGGGAGACAATTGACTGCGGAAATGCGGAGGGGCCTCCCGGAAAAACGGGAGCGGATGGAAGGACGCCGGTGTTTTCCATCGATTCGGCGGGTCATCTGCTGGTGAGTTACGAATGACCTTGAAATGAATATGGAGGAAATGGTATGGCACAGACAATAGATCTTGGAAAAATCGTCGGCAGTCAAATGCACAATGTAACCGCTGCCCCTGGAGCATCCTTGGGAATCGTGGGAGATTGGGCGCTGGACACAGTTGCCGGGGACATTTACGAAAAGACGGACAGCGGATGGACGAAACGCGGCACCCTGAAAGGCCCCAAAGGCGATACGGGAGCAAAAGGCGACACCGGCGCTGCGGGAGCTCAAGGGCCCAAAGGAGACACCGGACTGACCGGAGCCAAGGGAGAAAAAGGAGACACAGGCACCCCCGGCGCAGCGGGAGCGGATGGCAAGACCCCTTCCCTGGCTATCGACGACAACGGACATCTGATTGCCACCTACGAATAAGGAGGGCGTTATGGCTTTGAGGACAGTGGATCTTGGGCTGGTGGTTGGCCCTGCGGGGCCTCAAGGGCCTAAGGGAGAGACCGGCTCTACGGGAGCGCAAGGCCTAAAAGGAGACAAGGGGGATCCTGGGATCCAGGGGCCGAAAGGAGACAGGGGAGAAGCGGGCCAATGGGCGGGAGACGCGCCGGAGGCAGGCTTGCTCACAGTGGAGACGGAGCTGTACGCCAGGCAGGACGGGGCTGTAAAGCGCACCCCCGCTCTGGCGCTGCTGCAAGCAGTGTCGGATCCGGACAATCATCCGCTGGGAGGA